AAGTGCCGTGTTGTAAGGTGTAATAAGGTACAAGAAAATACAATAGAATACGCTCTGAAACTTACCCACCATAAGAACAAGCTTCATGGCTGTTCTTAAGATGGATGATGATTCAAACCGTTGATGCGACTGAATCTTTGGGTGTTTGATATAATCGACATACATTGATTTTCCGCCAGGTTGCCGACCAATTAGAAATCACCTGCAAGTGAGTCCATAATATCGGCAGCCTCGCGTTCCATCTTTTCGGTTAAATGAAGGTAAGTGTCAGTGGTAACCGAAACCCTACTGTGTCCTAATATCTTTTGAACTGCTTTTGTTTGCATGCCGTTCTCAATAAGGGTCGTAGCAAGTGTGTGACGCAACGAATGGTAATTGAAGTCTATCTTATGCTCTTCTCGGATATAACGTCGTGTGAGCCATTTTATGACGTTTGGAGTGTATCTCTCGCCATTAGGTTTACGCATAACATAATCATGATCTGTATATTTGACATAAGCAGGACCATACAGTAGTTGGTTCTGTTTTTGTTTTGTAAGTTCTTTGCGTAGAATATCCGATAATTTTTTGCCCATCGGAACCGTCCGGTAAGAAGATTTTGTTTTTAACTCACCTATTACAAAGATCTCTTTCCTTTTTCCGTTCACTTCATAATATTCCTTCTTCATTTGTTGCTCTATACGAATCTGACCACCTTTAAAATCGATATGTGGCCATTCTATTCCACAAGCTTCACCGACACGTACGCCTGTAAAATAACCAATAACAAGAGGGATGTACAACGGATGCCCTTCTTTGATGTTTGTAAATAGGAAATTGACTTCTTTTTGATCTAGTATCTTCAGCTTGTCTTTGGTTGCTTTTCTCTCAGTATCCATATGAATTTCAACATACTGCATTGGGTTTTCATTTATAAACTTGTAAGGAAACACAGCATGCTTAAATGATTTTCCTAATACTGTAGACAATATAGAAACAGTCTTGCGAGCGTATTTTTTACGAATCATGTTGTTGACGAGTTCTTGAAGCACATGTGGTGTGATAGTTCTCAGGCGGTAATCACCAATGTAGGGAACAATATGATTCTTAATCATACCTCTATAATTTTCTTGAGTATTTGGCTCTAATTTCATCTCCACATATTCCCGCATCCAATAATCATAGAAATCAGTTACAGTAATCTCAGTTGGTTTAAAGAGATGCCCAGCGTTTTCATATTCTTGTATTTTTTCACGTAAAATACGTTCAGCTTCCGCTCGTGTTGTAGCACCTTTAGCTACACGTTCTATTCTTTTCCTTTTGCCTCGCACGTATCCTAAATCAAAGGTGTAATACCAGCTACTACCTCTTTTTCTTACTCCGCCTTTCATATAAATTCACCTCCTTCCAAATCTTTGATATTGATAGCAATGAATGGATCAAAATTAATTATGTAACCTCTATGTTCTACAGATGGGCCATACTTATCAAAATAATGATCAAGAATAACTTTCAAATCATCTGATTCGATTTCAAAATCATGGCAAACATCCTCTGCAGTAAGATGGTTTTTTTCAAAACACGAAACTAAGTCATCTAATGATATGATTTTTTCATATCCCCAACGCCTAGCGACCATCTCGGCTTTAATTTTCGAAATGCTGTCCAACATTGTAATATCTCCGGCTGTTGTTTCATAATGGCCAATTTCTTCTGCTAATAAAAAATGTTTTTTATAAAGCGAGTCATCTCTATTAAGAAAGATTTGAAAACCTTTATTTAAACCACGTAAGCCTTTCGGCATTTGTTTTTTCTCTCTAATCGTTAGCTCTGGATATTCGAGCATAAGGGCTTCAATTCTCATTGGATGCACTCACTTTCTTTGCGACTTAATAAATTCAATGTAACGTTTTATATCTTCCAACTCTTCATCGGTAACATTATCATCAATATGAGCAGCAATCGTTTCTAATTTAGAATCTTTTGCCTCTTGATCAGCAGGGAAGAAGACATTAATAGAGACCTTTAACGCTTTAGCTATATCAAAAAGAACATCTTGATTTGCGTGTCGAGCGCCAGTCTCATATCTAGAAATAGTCTGCTTCGTCGTGTTTATCATTAAAGCGAGATCCTCTTGGCTATAACCTCTAGCTTCTCTCCACCTCTTAATCTGTTTTCCTATATACTCTTTAAGTTCCATCTTTTCATTCCTCCACTATCAATATTATTTCCAATAGTATATAACATTAATCACCGTTTTGGGAACTTTTTTTCTCGAAAAGTACAATTATTACTTTACAAGTCACCAATACGGTGATATTCTATGAAAAAAAGAGGTGATAGTATGCAAGAAAAATTGATAATCTTGAGAGAAAAATCAGGATTTAATAAAAGTCAGATGGCAAAGGTGATTGGCGTCACCCCTAAGACTTACGTTCATAAAGAGCGAGGGGAATACGAATTCACTCAAGACGAGATGTTCACTTTAGCAACTTTCTTCGATAAAAAAATCGATGAAATTTTTTTACCTAGATGTCACCAAAATGGTGACGCGGTAACCGGGAAAGGGGTTGGTTGAAATGACTCCGCAACTCTATGACATTTCAGATGTTGCAAAGTTTCTAAAGACTAACAAGAACATGGTTTATAAGCTGATTGACACGGGACACTTGACTGCTTTAAAACTCGGTAGATTAAAAGTGACTTGTTACGAACTTGAAGATTTTATCCGCAGAAACAACGGTAAAGATTTTACCGACTTGCAAAACGTTACACAGTTAACCCGAAATACAATAAATAGCTAATTATTGAAAGGACGTTAGATCATTTGTCTCTTGAAGAAATTGAAGCGGCATTCGGTTACACGAAAGGAGATGTGGAAATGGCAGCAAAAGAACAAATCGAACGAATCGTTGAACTACAGAATGAGATTGAAAGCATCATGGACGACTTGGAGTCTCGGCATCAGGTACAGGTCCTTAGTCTCTACATGGATACCTGTGGTAGAAAGTACATTCAGATATCCAGTGAAAGCACATTATCTGAGATGTACCCGGAAAGTGAATTGAAAGACCATAACGTGATCTATAACAAGCGTTTGGTGGAAGTAGAAGGCGTGGAAGTCTTCGCATTAAAACCAAAGCAAATGGAGGGGGAAACGGTATGAGTTATCAGACAAGACATAAAGTGCATGAATCGGTTGGTGGGGTCGCAAAACTTATCTCTGAATTAAAAAAAGAAGCGTTAGAACAAAACGTAACGCATAAACAAGCCATCATGGATTTAGAGACATGGAAACGCAACCCTGAGAAAGAATATATTTTTCCAGACTACATCACAAATTTTGTTATCGATGAGACAGTTCGTCAAATTAAGGAAGATGCTTTAAATAAAAAAATTAAAAACGCCGCGGAATAATCACGCGACGTGAAATTTAGTTCTGAATATTCTCCGCTGCTTTTCTTTTACTTTCGATGTGGGGCAAGAGCATGTCTTTCACGATTTTAAATTGTCCATCGAATTCATCGATTAGTGAGTCCAAGTGAGTTGTGTTCTGGTCGTTCTCTTCAGCTAACGAAACTAATTCGGTATATAGATTTTTCCAAAAGCTTAGCAGCGAAGTGAACTCATAATGAGTCAAATCACCTTTAATACTCAAAAATAACTTGGCGGAGTTATAGATAGTAAACAACTCAGCTATACGCAGTTCTTTTAGCTCAATACTTTCGATTCCTACACTGATAATCTCACGACAAAGTTTGATTGTGTATTGATGGAGTGTGGCTAAATGTTCGTAGAGCTCACTTGATTCATAAAACTCATCGAGTAAAATATCTTTCTCTGTTTTATTCATATGTAACACCTCCCTTCGATTCCACATTTCGACATTGGAGGAAGAAAATCCTTTAAGGAGTTGAATTAATTGGCTAAAAACCTCGTTGACTGGACTAGTAAACAGTTTGAAAACGCGAAAGCACAAGTTATTAATGCAAATTTACATCAAATCGAGTTGCTTGCATCTCATTGCGATTCGCTTGATCTAAATAATCCTATTCATATACAAGTTCAGCTTGTTCTTATGGCAAAGATTTCTGAGCTGGAGGAAGAGCTTGAAGCTCTTCATAAGTTCTCGTATGAAAAATGCATAGCGCAAGCATTAGAAACGGAGGGTTTGGCATGAACGAATTAAAAGTTGTTTCTGTTGAAGGTCAGTTAGTCACTGACAGTCGCGATGTTGCTGAGATGGTAGGTAAGTCTCACGACCAATTGATGAGAAGTATCCGAACATATGTCGATTATTTGGACTCTGCAAAATTGCAGACTCAAAACTTCTTTATTCCTAGCACATATACAAGCGCTCAAAACAAAGAGATGCCTTGTTATTTACTCACCAAAAAAGGTTGCGACATGGTAGCGAATAAGATGACAGGAGAAAAGGGTGTCTTGTTCACAGCTGCTTATGTGACGAAATTTGAAGAGATGGAAAAACAACTCGCGCATCGTTTGCCCACATCCTACAAAGAAGCACTTGTTGCTCTTTTAGAAGAAGTGGAGAAACGCGAACGGATCGAGACAAAGAATCTCGTACTAGAACAACAGGTCATGGAGCTCAAGCCGAAAGCGACCTATTATGATCTAATTCTGCAGAACAAGTCTTTACTGACAGCAACCCAGATCGGTAAAGATTACGGCATGGGAGCGCCTAAATTTAATCAACTGCTTCATAAGTTCGGTATTCAATACAAGCAAGGTGGAGTATGGCTACTATATGCCAAGTATCAAGATAGAGGCTATACACAGACCAGCACATATGCGCTTGACGAGGAATATTCAAAAATAAACACAAAGTGGACTCAAAAGGGTCGTCTATTCCTTTACGACTTCTTAAAGTCGCAGGGTATCGTACCAATGATTGAAAGAGAGGAAAGCGCATGAAGCAACTACATGAAAAGTTAGTTCATTTCTTCATCTCTGAAAAGCCTGAATCGGTCCATAAATCAGACCAACTTTGGTTCTTTGGCCCAATCGCTTTGATGATGTTGATCGTGATGATCGTCATGGTCTCAAGTCTGGTGACAGGGGTATGAGTCAGATGTATCAGCGTGAGGGATTTAAAGCAGTCGAGAGTGTACTCAAAAAAGTATCGGAACTTGTCGAGATTGTCCGAATCAAGGAAATCTATTTGAAGCGCGATGATTCGGGCGGTCACATCTGGCACATACATGTCGACAATGACGTGTTCGAAGCGATAACCGATAAAAGCATTCGGAATGTCTATCAGTCGGACAACGAAGCGGACGGACCGATTGTGCAGCGTGTGAACTTGATGACATCGAAGTATATCAATCTATTTACAATCTATGAGTTGAAGGGAGAATAAAGCGATATGAAAAATCCGGTTCGTGAATTACAAGGAAATGTTCCGCCGAATGCAGCACGACTTGGTGACAAAATTGCAATCATAAGAGGAGAAAACGAGCGAGTTGATGGTCTAAATCCTACAGTGGTTGCTGTCTATGAAAATTGTGTCTATGCGTGCCTGGGAAGAACCATGCCTTTTGAGGTGAAACACGGGGAGTATATCATCATCACACGCCATGACCATAAGGTAGAAACGAAAGTCAAGCTCGAGAGATGGCGTGAAGAAGAGAAGGAGATCTTGTATGAGTTGCAAGAAGAAGTTGCCGATGAGAATCCAAGCAAAGATGCATCTCGTTACTGGGAAGCAAAGAACGCATACGACAAGCAGAAATTGAAAATCGAGACGATTGAAGCGGCTATGCAGATTGCGGATGGCAAATAAAAAAACTCCCTTACGAGAGGGAGTTCAGAAGGAATTTCGTTGTTTTGGACCTCTTTAGTATACCACGAAGAGGTCCGGTAATCAAAAACTGGAGGGCTATACATGGCTATATACAGACAGATACAGATTGATTTTTGGCAAGACAACTTTGTCACGGATCTATCGGCAGAGGACCGTTACTTTTTTATCTATTTACTCACGAATAGCAACACCAGTCAGAGTGGTGTCTATCAAATCAATGTGAAACTAGCAGCCTTCGAACTAGGTTGGGACCGCGAGCAGGTCAACAAACTCATCAAACGTTTTGTCGAATACGGAAAAATCGAATTTGACGAGACGACATCGGAAATCATGATTGTCAACTGGCTCAAGTACAACAAGGCCACATCACCTAAGGTCGCTAAGGTTATCGATAGGGAAATCAAGTCCATCAAAAACGAGCATTTCAAGGATACGCTAATCCAACTTTGCGCGCTTTATGGATACCCTATCGATACTGTATCCATACCGAACCGCAATAATAACAATAATAATAACCAACATAATAATAATAATAATAACCAACACAATAACCAGAACGAAGAAGAAGCTCCCGCTTCGTCAGTGAGTATGTATTCAAATACGACTGATGAAAATTCTGGAGAACCAAGTGAAGCCACCAAGATTTATAGTTTTGGGGACGTCGCAACATTCTATAAAGAAAATGTGCGTGATCTAAATCATCACATCGGTCAAAGGCTCGGTTACATGGTCGATGAATACGGAGCTGAACTTACCTACTACGCTATACAGGTTGCCATTGAAAAAGGTGAGGCGTCCAAGATTAACTACATCGAGGGTATCTTGAGAATTTGGAAAGAAAAGAACCACAAAACAATTGATGATGTAGTGTCCGCTAACAAAAGGTTTATAGCCGCTTCAAAAATTAAGAAATCTGAACCTGTACCGGAGTGGCTTGGAAATCAAGAAGTCAAAGCGCCGAAGTTGAGCGCTGAGGAAGAAGCGGATCTAGACGCAGAACGTCAGAAGTTACTTGCAGAGCTTGCTGCTACAAAGGGGCTCAATCAGAACGGGATTGCTGCTTCACTGGTCAAACGAATCGGAGGATGACGGATGCGGAGACCACATATCCAACCTGTACGAGTCGACCACTGTGTGGACTGTCGGGACAAGGGCAAACCGTTACGAAAAAAGAACGGATACCTGTGCCATGACTGCCACGCCAAACGACTGAAGAACTCACTAGCCAATGAAATCACAAAGATGGGAGCCAGAAGACATGACAAACATTGATTTTAACCAATTCGCACAGGGAGCGCTTGCTGAGAAAGCAAACAAGGAGCTACAGCGTGCATTTGAAAACATCGCAGACCCGAACACCGACCACAAGAAATCTCGTAAGGTGACGATCACCATTGAACTTAAACCGAACGAGGCACGAGATGTCGTCACAACCCAGGTAACTGCAAAATCATCACTTGCGCCTGCAAAAGCGGTGGAGACTCAAATCTTACTCGGTTATCAAGGGAAGCAGATCATCGGTAAAGAGCTGCATAGTGGCATTCCTGGTCAATCATTCTTTGATGATGCAGGGACCGTCAAAACAGATACCGGCGAACCAGTCGAGGAAACAGAAGCTGCAGCGACTGATAACAAAGTTGTCAAATTCAAATAATCATCACATGACCATCACATAAAACCAAACCAAACCAAAACGAAAAGAGGAAATCACATGTTAAAAGAATTTATCAATTACTTACTAGATTTGAAACGCCCAGAGAGCTTCGAAGCTGCAGGGAAGACATTTGTCACTGAAAATCACTTCACACGCATCGATATAGAGCGCGATGTGGAAGCATTGAACGTTCGTAGCCTTTCAGGAGTCGTTGAATACGTCCAATCGCAGTTCGATACAGATCGCAAGTTCATGGTACACGTCGAGTCTCCTACTAGAGTTTTTGTATACGACGCGTTGAACAAAGACAACGACCGCCGAAACTATCTAGCTGCTAAAGCGATGCTGCCAACGATTCATTTCGAGAGATTTATAGACCGTGAAGCTTTTCAAATCATGTTGACGGCGTGTTTCGTGGACAATCCAGACAAAGCATTTGCAATCAAAGTTGTCAGTAACGTTGTAGAGGATCAGTCAGTTGCAAAGACGGATGATGGGTTGAGTCAACGTGTAGTGGCGAAAACGGGTGTTGCCGCAATGGGTAATATCGAAATACCAAAAACGCTCAACCTGAAACCGTTCCGCACATTCGCAGAGGTGTCACAGCCAGAATCTAGCTTCCTACTGCGCTTAAAAGAAGGTGGACTAGCGGCACTCTTTGAAGCCGATGGTGGTGCATGGGAGCTGAATGCCATGGCGAACATCGCTAACTATCTTGAAGAAGCGCTAGAAAAAGAGATTGAAGCAGGTAAGGTCATTGTCATCGACTAACTCAAACTGGGGCTTAATCGCCCCTTTTTAAAACAAATAATAGGGAGTGCTAAAAATGAGTGAAAACAAGACGTTAAATCCTTTAGTTACTGAGCTAATTCAGTACAAGTTAAATTGTATCGATGAGAGTATTGAGAGTAATGTGGCATATTCTGAAAAATTGGGTGCGGAAGTTCAAAAGACAAAGGAAAATATTGATAGATTACGTGAAGAAAAATATACACTTATGACCATTTTAAAAACAGGTGATGCAACGCTTGTAGGAGCAATCTACCGCGAATCTCCAAAAGAATTCAAAGTGCGAGAGTGAAGGTGAAGCAACATGCTGATTCATACCTTCGCAAAACGAGTAGACCGTGAACGCATCGTAACAAGCGGCATGTTCAACGCTCAGGAAATCAAAGAGCTCGAACGTCTTGGTTACCGACAGGTGCGTATAGAAAAAGTAAATATTTTCACGACTGACAAACTAGCAACCGAAGCGGCAACTAATAAGAACGGCATACCAGTGCAGGGGGAGCGAAAGAAACGACATGACCATGAAAAACGAAATCCTATTCGAGGTATTGGGAGAGCCAGTCGCACAAGGTAGACCGCGTTTCTCCTCGAAAAACAAGGTGAAACGTGCCATTGACCCACCTGCTTCGCGTTATTACAAAATGGCTGTAGCGCATGAAGCCAATAAACATAGACCGCAACAACCGATTGAAGGACCAATCGAGATGTGTATCGATGTCTGCAAACCGCTTCTTAAATCGTTTTCCAAGGCGAAGCGTGAAGCGGCCATCAACCAAGAGATACTTCCGATTGGTCGCCCGGATGTCGACAACTACGCCAAAGGAATAAAAGATGCGCTGAACGGCATCATGTACAAGGATGACTCGCAGATCACAAAGCTCACGGTACGTAAATATTACGCCGAACAACCGAAAGTGGTAGTCAAAATCATCTGGTAGGGGTGAAGGGGATGAGAAATTATCGCAAGGATCTTGGGAATCTCGCATTACTTTGCGGAAATCTAGAATGCCAAAAGCTCATCATTATCCATAAAGATGCGGAAGTAGGCATCAAAGCAGGCCGACTTATCACATGTCACGAATGTCGCTGCATAGCGGTCATCACTCAAGAACTTGAAGACTACGTCAAACAGACGAGGTGCTATACATGATTGACCTTCTTGTCGAGACAGGTTTGTTTATACCACTAGCCGCACTACTCGGAGTGATTGTAGGGGTAGCCGCTTCAAGTCATGTAGATGCTTACCTACTCAAATCAACATACAAAAAGGGATTTGATAAGGGCAAGAGGTCCAAATAGCCGGACATAAGACACAAACAGTTGATTAAGGAGGAGAAGATTATGAAGCAAAAATTAGTAGTAAATCATGGTGAATTTGAATTTACAAATTTTAATAAAGCAGTTGTAACACTTGAAGAGGAATATGGCTATGAAGGACTTGCGTGGGATATGGTCGTAGCAAGTGGTGATTTAGACATACTGTGTGATTTCTTATCTGATGATGGTATTGAATCTGAATTAGTTTGCGCATAGTACGACCAAACTGAAGAGGAGTGAAATAAATGAAAAAGACACAATCAGAAAACAATCTCATTGAACATAAAGCGACACTGACAAGACGAAGAGGTAGCAAATTGATTGGTGGCGTTTATGAAGTATCAATCCCAGGTAAGGGCAGAAAACTTCTGCCACTTATTAAATTGAAAGAGCTGTCAGGTGTTAAGCGAGTAGATCAGCACGCAAAAATCGATGCTTGGCTAAATACGGAAGAAGGCACAAAATGGGCTTTGGAAGTACCTGCAGCAAGTGTCTATAGCTAACCGGCTAGGAGGGTTTTGATATGAGCATTGTGGATACTCAGTGCGAGAATTGTGGGGAATTTCATCCGAAATCGGTATTTGAAGATCAGATTATGAAAGAATGTTCGTTTTGCAATAAGGATGGATATTTCATCTTTGAAACAGATGAAACTTATTGGGCGATTTGATACGCAGATGAACCAAACTAAACGATTGAAAAGGAGAATGAAAATGTACTCATTTGAAAAAGAAGAAGTAGTTTTTGACGCATTTGCAGAAAAACTTGTGGAGGAGTATAAAGTTCCTAGACCAATCGCAGAAGAGTGCAGTGCAAGTTATTCGAAAAATGACCAAAAAGTTATCGAAGGTTTTCTGAATTACTACGGTAAAAGTTTAACTATGCCAGACTCACGATATGGCATAAGACCACGACCACAGGGGGAGTAAAAGTGGGAGGATTTATAGCACAACAACCAAACGGTCTGTACTGTCGGTTTTCCACCGTCGTCGATACAGTCACTCATTACAACATGACTAGAGAAGAATATCTAAACAATGCTACAGGAAATGTGAATAGCAGAGAAGATGGTGAGCTGATTCTCAAATATTACATCAAACCGTTCACTGAAGTGATTGAAAGATTTCATCCTTCAAATGACACACAGGAAGAGTTTGACGAATTGGTAAGGGTCATGAGTGGACCTGAAGAGCATGGCGCAGGATGCAGGTGAAAAAATGAAGAACAACGACAATATACCATTTTTGATGAAAAGACTTGAAAGGCTATTGATTGTAATGCTTGGTCGCATGGGAGTTTGGAAGTATACATTTTACATTTTAAATAAGCTCCAAGATCAGCTGAAGAAACTAGGCATATGACATAGTCAGGAGTGGTGAAAGGTGAATGATCCAAAGGTTTTTGAAAACCCATGTGCTATCTGCAGAAAGCGAGAAGCCACACAACTTTGTGATTTTGTGACGGAATATTTTTGGGTGTCGCATAAAGGGCAGGTCACAGGAACATGTGATTTACCTATATGTCGAGATTGTGCTCATGAATCCGGTGGCCATGATTTTTGTCCAGAGCATAAAAAGATGTTACCTACTTTGAAACTTCAAGATCCTGTTATGCAAAAGAGAATCATTCAATACCATATGAAGGTTCTTAAAGAATACGAATCACCCGACAATTGACATAAAAAACGCTATAGAAAAGGAGAATGAAAATGAATGAAGTAAAAGGTTGGAAAGTGTATAAAATGAATGACTGCGATCTAGTAGCTGCTACGAGCGAAGAAGCAGCTAAAGACTTTTACGAGGCATTTATCGAGCGTGAAGAAATCGAAGAACACTTCGAAGGTATTGTCGATTTATCGAAAGAAATACGTGTGTTCACAGGAGATTTAAGTGACGACGACAGGGTACGCACTATCAGCGTACTAGGAGAGGAAGTCTTAAAAGAAAATGAGTTTCGATGCAAGATACTAGATTGGCTAAAAATCGAACTTCAAGCAACTCAAGAAGAACCATTTATCATTGCGTCTACCGAATACTAGATTCTAGATGTGGACACTATGACTGTTTTGATCAAATAGGAGGCACGAAAATGAAAGTTATCGATAAGATGAATGAACTTGTAGGTACTAACGCCTCGAAAGAAAAGATAATGGGTTGGGCATACCAGAACCGAGTGCATGTCATCTGTATGCATTTAGATGAGCCAAAGTTTGAAGCGTTTGAGAATACCGTTCAGAGATTCATTGATTCAGGTCAATTAGTAGATGACGAACATGAGAACTGGGGCCGCTTCCTTGAAATGGAGTTTGTTGAGCCTGAAGAGTTAAAAATTATACCGCAACCCGTGGAGCAGACAGTGAGCTCGCATGACTGGGTAGAGATTGAAAAGAAGATGAACTATTATCGTAGGCTCTACATGAAGAGCAACCACTTCAACCTTTTCAACTTGGAGCAGCTGCAGGCACGGTTCGATGAAGGAGAACGCACTCAAGAGCTTGCTGAGGATATCGACTCAATCATCGGAAATGCCGTGATCGTAGATGAGTAGACGTAAGGACCTGAACAAGAAACGGATGGCCATCATCAAAGAGATGAACGAGTTAAGTCACCAACGATGTGAGAAATGTAGAGCCGGTGCCAAAGTTAAGTCTAGCGAATTGGATTGTTGTGACGCCTCAAAGCGTACCGTAGAGCTTGGAAAAGAGTTACTCAGACTTAAAGGACGAGAAATCGTACCGTTTGATGATGAAGTGGAGAGCAAGAAAGACCGGAAACCAGTTATGGACCACAGCAAATACAAAGAGATAGCAGAGATGAACGGCATTTGTTATTCGACATATGTGAGTCGCGTGAACAATGGAATTCCAATGGATGTTGCTGCTACCTATACGACAGAGGGAATCAGAGAGTGGAGGAAACGACATGATAAACAGAGTAGTGCTAGTGGGGAGACTCACTAAGGATCCTGAGTTACGTTATACGCCGAATGGAGTGGCCGTGTGCCGCTTCACGTTGGCCGTCAATCGCACATTCTCGAATCAATCCGGAGAACGGGAAGCAGACTTTATTAACGTCCTAGTATGGCGAAAACAGGCGGAGAACAGCGCGAACTTTTTGAAGAAAGGCTCACTCGCTGGAATTGAAGGACGTATCCAGACAGGCAGCTATGAAGGGCAGGATGGCAAACGTGTCTATACAACAGAAGTTGTCGCAGATTCAGTTCAATTCTTGGAACCTAGAAACAGTCGAAGTGATTCAGGTAATGAAACATCTACTCCATCAGACGGGCAACAGAAACCTCAGAACCAACAGAACAGTTATAGCCGTCGCGACGATGGGAAACATCGACCAGAGAACGATACAAGGATTGATGATGATCCGTTTGCGGGTAATGGGCCTATTGAAGTCACTGACGACGATTTGCCATTCTAGATGGGATGTGACTAAATGTATGCTATCCAGAACAAGCGAACAGGTAAATTCGTATTTGGTACAGATCGTAGATACCCAGGTAATCACCAGCGTACATCATACGAACAGGCGTTGACATTCGATGAGCGATGGGTGGCAGAATTTGAATTTAAGATACGAAAGTGCGGGAAAGACTACCGAATCGTAAAGGTGGAGTTGACTGTATTGGAGGGTGTTGAATGAGTAGTTACTTACCGGATTTAAAAAATCTGCTGTTTCCCGAGCATGAAGATCTTGAACAAATAGTTTCATTATCTCAAGACGTGACGGAAGTACATTATAACGATTCAATTAAACAAGCTGCAGAGGCTTGGGTAAGTATAGGTGCAGCTATAGGAGAATCACTGAAGGTTGTCGCACAAATTCTCAGAGACGCATTCGGTGTCCTGTATGAAGAGATAGTCGAGATCAATCGAAAAGAAGACGCTTTGAAAGGCTCACGCCAACAACCAGCTAAGCTTATCCATGTGAGATTGAGACATCCGATTCATCAAATCAAAAAGCTCAACCATCAAGTGACTAATCGAATGCCACAATATCCAGTAAGAAAAATCATCTAAACCAGTTCGACAAGGGGGAGACAACTAGATGAGGAACAACGGATTGAAGCCGAGTACTTTCAAACATGTCGAAGCGGAGCTAGCAAATTATCATGAGACTCAGAAAGAGATAGCCAAGAGACGAGAAGAGCTGATGTATCCGACGATGTCAGAAGAACTGGTTGGGAGCAGAGGTTCGATGGTCTCTGACCCAACATCCGCTAAAGCGGCACGTATCGTAATGGACCGTAGACTCAGAGAGTTGGAGCGGATAGAAGATGCGATTACATCTGTGTATGATCGTCTCGAAGAGAAACCGAAGCAGCTTGTTCATATGGTCTACTGGACACGTAACAAGAAGACGTGGGAAGGGGTTGCAATGGAGCTTGAGATTGGCCGTACAACACTCTTTAGATGGCGAAACGAGATCATCAAAGAGATTGCAGACCGATTGGGTTGGAAATGAAAATGGTACGCAAATGGTACTTTCGGGTAGCACTTTTCCTGTATGTTGATAGTGTGGGGGTTTCGTATAACGGAACCAACGTACATACACTCATGATTAGCTCTGACGCAATAGTAGTGTATTCTTCATCAGCTAATCACTACAACTGGATATTGAACGTATACTAAACAACTGAAGACGGATAAAGCATATCTGTCTGGTGTCACTGCCAATGTGAAGCGGCACACACTAACAACCAAGGCGGCCAACTAGGCTGCCTTTTTATGTGCACACAATACGTTTTGAATAGAGGTGCGCTATGCATGAACTATTCTTGAAGCGGCTGCTGTATTGGATAAGTATCGGCACGCCTGAAAAGTTTTATTGGACAAGGGAATGGAGAGAGACTCGGGTACTCGCCTTGCGACGTGACAAGAATGAATGCCAACACTGCAGAAAGAAAGGCAAGTATCGCAGAGCGGAATGTGTCCATCATATTAAAGAAGTTAAACACGTACCAAGACTAGCGCTTACACTTTCAAACTTAATAAGCTTATGCAACCAATGCCATAACATCGAACACGAAAGAGTTGGACCACAAAACATTGAAAAGTTTATTGCAAATGAAGAAAGATGGTAAATACTTTCCCCATAACCACCCCCGGGTCGAAATCAAATGGAGATTTTTGGGGGACATTTAAACGGTAGGGGGAGAGCGGTCAAAATATTTTCTCGAATTCTCACATGAAGGGGGGGTGGTACACATGGCAAAAATGAGCAGGAAGAAACAGGAAGAAATTACGCAGGTAGAAATCGACCGTCTGCGGCTGATCTTCAACTCGCTTCCGGAAAAAGATAGGGAGGTCGTGAAAGAATTAATCGAGCGTGCGGCATTCATGACAGTTCAACTTGAAATCTTGGAAGCGGACATTCAGCTGAGAGGCCCCACTTATAAATTTAAGAATGGGTCCCAAGAGATGATTGTGGAGAACCCCTCCCAGAAAAGCTATAACACCATGATCAATCGTTACACAGCCATTTATAATCAGCTCATCAATTACGCAAAGAAAATAGATGATGACGATGATTCTGAAGACGACGACATTTAAGTACAATCCGCACATTGATGAATACTTAAATCAAGTGAAAAATGGCGAAATCGTGGTGTGTGAGGAACAAAAACAACTGGTCGAATTTGTGGAATGGAAGCTTGACCAACCTGGAATACAAATCGACCATCAAATAATCGATGACAGTATCAACAAACCGAAACCTTATTTCGATTTTGAACTGTTCCCGTGGCAGCGTTTTTTAAATGCTCTCATATTTGGCGTGAGAGATGCAGAAGGACATCTATTGTTTGACCGCATACTTATCATTATCGGACGTGGAGCCGGCAAGAATGGATATATCGCGTGGAATTCATTCTTTATGATGAGCGGTCACCATGGTATTCGAGGTTATGACATTGACATCGTGGCCACATCAGAAAATCAAGCGAAGACTTCATTTGAAGATGTGTTTAACGCATTAGATGCAAAATGGAGCAAGCTGAAAAAAGTCTTCTACAAATCGAAGATGCTCATCCAACATTACAAAACAAAATCTAAGCTCAATTACAATACTTCGAACGCCCGCACTAAAGACGGGAAGCGAAGCGGCTGTATCGTATTTGACGAAATGCATGAGTACGAAGATTATTCCAATGTTAAAGTATTCACTTCTGGTCTAGGGAAGAAACCTGATCCGCGAACCTTTTATATTACTACTGAGGGCTACGTGAGAGGTGGGGTGTTAGATGACTTAAAAGAAGAAGCGAAAATGGTTTTAGCAAAAGAGCTTCCTCGTTCTACCTTGCTACCGTTCATTTGTCGTCTTGATGATCTAGAAGAAGTTCAAGATGAAAAGATGTGGGCGAAGGCTAACCCATCGTATCCATATAACAAACATCTGCAGCGTGAGATGCAGACTGAATATCATGACATGCAGTTCAATTCTGCCATGCGAATCGAGTTCTTGACGAAACGGATGAACTGCCCTGTAGACGATACACGAAAAGAAGTCGCTACGTATAAAGAAGTCCTTGCGACCAATCAACCTATACCAGATAACATCAAAGGAATCGAATGTATAGGTGGTATCGATTTTGCACAGATACGAGATTTTTGTTCAGTTGGTTTATTGTTCCGAAAGGATGGAAAACGTTACTGGATTCAACATACTTTCATGCATCACACAGCGCCTAAACTACAGCAAATAAATCCTGAAATCATTGCACTGGCAATTGAAAAAGGTTTACTCACGGTTGTGTATGAAGATTCTATCGATGCGAAACATGCATCAGGTTGGTTCTTGGACGTGGCGAAAAAGTTCCGCATCAAACAAATCAACATGGACCAATACCGGTCTACAATTTTAAAAGAAGAATTCGAACGAGTTGGATTCGAAATCAACATTGTACGTAAAGGTCCAGCAACTCATGCCAAGTTATCGCCTTTAGTGGAAGAGTTATTTGTGAAGAAGAATCTCGTATTTGGCGACGATCCATTAATGCGCTGGTACGTAGGTAATGTATACAAAGAGGAAAAAGGAAACGGCAATATCGAATATTTGAAGATTGATAAAGAGAAGCGGAAAACAGATGGGTTTTTCGCATTTTTGCATGCACTAAACAGTGATGGGGAACTCAAAGAGCCTACCAAGCTGAAAGTGTACAAGAGTATGAATTTTTAGAAGGGGGAGGAGGGCGTGAAGTTTTTAGAATGGCTCGGTTTTTCTAATGCAGACGAAGAGACGAAACAACAGTACAAGGAGATCTATTTAGCTCAAGTATCACTTGAGTTGCACTTCAAGAACTTGGCTATAAACGCTAGCATCAACTTGATTGCCAACGCGATGTTGAAAGCTCGGTTCAAGACATATGAAGAAGGAAAAATCAAAAAGGCCAATACGCATTACATGTTTAATGTACAGCCAAATAAAAATCAAAATGCTAGTGAGTTTATCCATCAATTCGTTTCAAACCTTGTCTATAACAATGAGGTGCTCGCTGTCATGCAAGGCGATGAAATCTTTATTGCCGATGATTGGGAGCAAGTGAAATTTGCACTAAAGCCCAATCTCTACCGTAAGGTGACAATCAATGATTTCTCATTTGATAAGGTATTCAACGAGCAGGACGTATTTCATTTCCGATTGAACAATGAAAAGATGTCTAGAGTCATTGATTCACTTTATAGCAGCTATGGCAAATTACTTGGAGCATCAATGTCCAGCTACCGGAAAAAGAACAGTAAGAAATATTTTTTGGAAATTGAAACTTTGATTGCACAGACCGAAGAGGAAATTGAAGAAACGGTCGGCGCACTAGGGGAACAGTTCAAAAAATTCTTTTCCTCAGATGGCGATTCGATGTGGCCGATTCAGAAGGGGACCGCTTTGACCCCGGCAGATTCAAGCTCATCCTCTAGCAAGATTGATAGCCGAGACATTCGCGCCTTGGCAGATGATGTTTTTGATTTTGTGGCCATGGCCTTTAATATTCCTAAAGGCTTGCTAAA